GGCGAGTATCGTGAATCCGGCTCGAACACCAACACTACCGGCAAGATCACCTTGCAGGGTGAGGACGACAACATACCGGTGTTCAGCATGGAAGCCGAGTCCGACTGGTCTGAAGTCGAGCTGAAAAAGGCCGAGCTGCAGAACGTCAACCTGCCATCGCGATTCCTGGAGGCACACGCCGAAGTCTACAACCGCAAGATCGATGCGATTGGCTACATCGGTCAGAAGCGCAGCAACGGCACTATCAAGGCGCCCGGTTTGCTGACTTATACCGGTTGGGATACCGACGTGGCGGCAACCACTGCGCTGCTGATGACCGGCCAGGAGCTGTACAACGCAATTGCAGGCCTAATTACTCGCCAGTGGGCGAACGTGTACAACGTGGCCACCTACATGGCCGACCATGTTACCATGCCGGCAAGCGTGTACAACATCACTCGCACCAAGATTCTGGACTCCAATGCATCGCCAGCTTCCGTACTGTCGGCGCTGCAGGCAAACTTCCCAGGTGTTACCTTCGGCATGACCACTCAAGCCGAAGCCGGTCAGGCGGCTACTGCGTCCGTAACCGTGGCCCTGTCCCGTAACCGTCGCGGTATGCAGTTCCGTCTTCCGGTTCCGCTGGAGGTCTCCAGCATCGATCAGCGCGGCTTCAAGTACTACGTTGAGTCGTACTTCTCCATCGCTGGCCTGGACGTGATCGAAGACGGCGCAGCGGCTACGCTGACCGGCCTGTAATCAATAGGGCGCAAGGACGCGCCCGCCTATTTCGAGGTGTTACCGTGGAAGAATTGAAAAGTCAGGCCGAGGCACTTGGTATCAAGGTTGACGGTCGCTGGTCCGAAGATCGGCTGCGCGAAGAGATCGAGGCGGTCCAGGCCGCTAAGGCTGCAACGAGTCCAGTTGAACCAGCACCGGAAGCGCCACAAGATCCCGCAAAGCCAGAGCCAGAGCCAGAGCCAGAGCCAGAGCCTCAGACTGAAGGCGAGGCGAATCAGGCTTACAGCGGCCAGCAAGTGACTGTTAGCAACCTCAAGGCCAACCCGATGAAGTCGCTCGGCCTGGAAAGCTATGGCACGGCAACCTTCACCGAGACCCAGCTCGCAATCGATCCAAGCATTGAAGCTCGGATCCTTCGCGGTGTTGAGCTGGGCATTCTGAGAGTGGAATAATGACTATTCAGACCGACTTCGAATCCCGCTTCGCTTCTGCTGTTCCGGCGATCCAGTGGCAACCATGGATTGAGTCGGTCTGGCCGTCTTATAGCTGCCTGACGTACACCGACGGTAACAAGGAGGCGATCCTTAACCTGATCGCCCATCTACTTGTCACCGAAGGTCAGCCAGGAACTAGCGCTGCGCGCACTGCCGAGAGCAAGTCTGTCGGCAGTGTGTCCGTGTCCTACGGTACATCGTCCAGCACCAGCGAACTCGCCACGTTCTTCAACTCGACACGCTATGGGCAGCGCTATTGGCTGCTCACTGGCCGCCAAGTTGGGGCTCGATTCGTATGACGCCAACGGAGGCGCTAGCGGAATGTCAGCGCCAACTGGCGGCAATGAAGCGAGCAAAGGAGGCCGTGATCAAGGTCGGGCTTCCTGCCGGGGAGTCGGCTACGAGCGCCGCCTACACATCTGACGGCCAGAAGCCTGGCCCCTCTGTTCTCGATGTTGGCATATGGCATGAGTACGGCACTCAGCATGTTGATATGCGCTCATTTCTGCGAGGCCCGTTCGAGGCCAAGAAGTCCGAAATATCCAAAGCCATTGACACGCAATTCAAGCTGGTGCTCGATAGCGGGCTGGATATCGAGGTCGCACTTGGTCGCGTCGGGTTAACTGCCGTGAATATCAGTCGCGGCGCTTTCACGACCAAGGGCTATGGCGAATGGCCTGACATCAAGCAGGCGACAAAGGATGCCAAGGGCTCCGATCAGGTTCTGATCGATACCGGTATTCTCCGAAACGCAATTACTTGGGTGATTGAATAATGGCTAAGTCCAATTGGGTGATGACGGATGCTGGTTGGCGCCACCGCCCATGGTGGAAGGTGGCGATCAATACCGCGCTGCGTAAGATTCAAAAAGGCCGGAAGTCTCAATGGCTGGTTGCGACTAAGGCAATCGACCAAGAGCTAGCTGCTGGGAAGCCTGTAACTATTGGGTATTGCCTGGCCAGAGTCGAGGTTTCGAATGCTCCCTGACATGTCCGAGGTTCTGACCGAGTGGTCACAGCCGATCAAGCTGAAAACAGTTTCCGAGACAACCGTTGATTTCGTGCCGACCACGAAGGTTGCAGTGCAGACCATCATGGGCGTCGTGCAGCCCGCCGATAAAGAAAGGCTCGCCGTTGACCAGATCGACTACTCCCTTGAGTACATCTGGATTCATAGCGTTACGCCAATGGCGATTGGTCAGTATGTCGAATGGAATGGTCGAGACTTCAAGCTCGTCCCGTTTCGCAAGGGGTTCGGCCAGTATGGATACGTCGAGGCCTATGGCGAAGAAACCAAGCTCCCGCTGCTGGAGGCTACCCCATGACGGGTGAACCCCTTGATCCGGTATACGTCGCGGTAATGTTGCTAATTCGCGACTTGCTTGTTCACCCTGAAGAATTTATCAAGGCAGGCCGCCAGAACTTCGACAGAAAGCAGTTCGAGCAACCCTACATTGTAGTGGACTCATTAGCTGGTGACGTGCCACTGTCAAGCTCTGAGAGCTTCGACGGTGACGCCGAAGAAATGACCTATTCCGAATACGTCTCGCGACCTATCGTCATTGACTTCTATGGGTACGGGGCATCGAAGAGAGTCAGAAATTTCAGGCTGCTCGCTCGCTCGCAAAAGTCTCAGGATCTTCAGGTGGGCCTTGGCATCACGCTCTGGCACCCAACAACGGCGACCGATGTGAAGGCGCTGACTGGCCAGCAATATGGCGAGCGCATGCAACTACAATGCCAAGTACACTACAGTCCTTCGGTAGTTGTTGATATACTGCGTATCGACACCGCACAACTTCGCATAATCGGCGAACGAGGTTTGATCTATGAGCAATAACAACGCAAGCATCGCTAACGTGATCAACGTCGCGCTGATTCCCGAGGGGCAGCAGGCGCAGCGCGACAACATGAACGTGATCGCCATCCTGACCAGTGAGCTAGGCGTGATCACCAGCGAAGAACGATTCCGCATCTACAAGGACTCCGCAGCCGTCGAAGCTGACTGGGGAACCGCATCGATCGTTACTCGATACGCGCAGACTGTATTTGGCACCACTCCAAACGCCATTAACTTCGGCGGCTCCCTAGTGATCGGCCTGCATCGCGCTGCTGCTGAAACCGTTCCGGCAACCGCCGCGACCCTGGTCAGCACTCAGTTTGTCGAAGCGACTCTGATCTCTCAGCTCCAGACCATCGCCGATGGTAGCTTCAATATCAACGTTGACGGCGTGACCGTTAACGCTACGGCGCTCAACTTCAGTACGGTCTTCAGCCTGGACGGTGTTGCGGCGGTGCTTGATACCGCCATCGCTGGCGCAACCGTTTCGCACAATAACGGTTATTTCACGATCACCAGCTCTACCACTGGTATTACCAGCCTGCTGACCTTCATGACTCCAGGCGCTACCGGGACTTTCATCGGTGATTTGCTGACCCTGAGCCAGGGCAGTGGTGGCACCCTGACCCAGGGCAAGGCATCTTCTGTTCTGCCAATCGAAACTAAGGTCGCATCCCTGTCCGCCTTGAAGTCGAAAATCAACTTCAAGGGTGGCGTATTTACTGACCTGTTGACTGATGCCGAGGTTCCGCTTGTGGCCGCATGGTCCAAGGCTAACCAGACCATCATTTACAACGTGTTCAGCGGATCGACTTACCTGGCGCTGTCTCCGGCCAACCCGGTTTGGGCGGTCAAGCTGGCGAGTCAATCGTCTTTCCGCTGCCTGTACAGCAAGTCGGGCAATCGCTTGCTGGCAGCCACCTACATGGCGCGTACTCACACCGTGAACTTCAATGCTGAGAACTCGGCAATCACGATGAACCTGAAAACCCTCAACGTTCCTGCCGAGGGCTATGAGCAAACCGAGATCAACGCGGCCAAGCGCGTCGGCCTGGACCTGTACATTTCAATCAAGGATACCCCGGTAGTCTTGACCAGCGGCGCGAATGATTTTGTCGATAACGTGTACAACATCTATGCGTACATTGATGCGATTCAGACCGACAACTTCAATGTGCTGAAAGCCACTGGCACAAAGCTTGCACAAATCACTCGCGACGTAAACCGGCTGGTTGCATCATGCGAAAAGACATCGCGCGGATTTGCTCGTGCTGGTGTGTTTGCCCCTGGTGCCTGGTCGAGCCCTGACAGCTTCGGCAACCTTGCGACCTTCAATCGCAACATCGAGCAGTTCGGGTTTTATGTTCTGGCCGGATTGCTGCGAGATCAACCGCAATCTGGTCGCGCTGACCGTAAATCACCGCCGCTACAGATCGCGGTCAAGAATGCCGGTGCAATTCACAGCGCCGACATCATCATTAACTTCAACCTGTAAGGGGCTGAAACATGAGCGTAATTACTCTACAGGCTGACGCTACCACGCTGATCCTGAACGACCAATCGATCACCAGCTTCGGCGAGGGCGACTATCTGACGTTGACCCCCGTCAATGCAGCGAGCGCACACGTCAACTCCGCTGGTGGCGGCGTGACCATCAGCGAGCGATTCGACAAGGATGTGCATGACCTGGTTGTTCGCGTCCAGAAGTACAGCCCAGACGATGTATTCCTTCAGGGCCTGCTTAACGGTGAAAGCGTGACCGTGCTGATTGGCTCACTGAAAGAGTCGTACGTCGCTGACGGCTCTGCCGGTGTCGAGAGCTGGACCCTTGAGGCCGGGAGCATCACCACTCAGCCAACCCAAACCAAGAGCAATACCGACGGGAACGCGCTGATGGAATACACCGCACGCTTCCGCACTGCCAAACGGAGCCTGTAACCCATGACCCCACAAGAACAACGCGAAGCTGCCATGGCTCAGATTCGCGCCGTCCATGAAGATGGTGAAGCCGAGATCAATGGCCGCACCTACAAGTTCCACAAGATGCAGCACATCGAGCGCCGCAAGGTGTTTGCGTTCTATACGTCGGTACAGCAGCAGCTTCACGTGCAGAACTTCGCATTCCTCGACACGGCGGCATTCGCCCAGGTTGAGGATGTGATGTGGAAGAACATCACCTTCGATGGCTCCGCGATCAGCAAGCTCCGCGATCACTGGGAAGAGTTCCCCGAGGACTATATCAATCTGGTGGCCACCACTATGGGGGTCATGTCGTACCCTTTTTTGCGCGCCGCAGGTATCGCCTCAGCATCCCAAGGCGAAAAGAGTCAGATGACTACATCCTTGAAACCAATGTAAGCGGCGAGCGCATGGCTATGTTCGCCCTATCAAAGGCCGGGTTTGGAAGCCTGGCCGAGATAGAACAGTGGGATACCGATCAGTTCCTTGACGCCATAGAGTTCGAGCAAATCAGCGCTGACATCCAGGCGCACAAGATGGGGACGCTTCCAAATGGCCGTAGTAAATGAGCTGGTCACAAAATTCAGCTTCTTGG